GTAAATCTAGAGTCTTATTATTTACTTTACTTGTAAAGAAATTCATTAAACTGAAATGCTCTGGAAGTGCAATCACTCCTGCTCTTGGTTCATAACATTTTGACCTAGTACCATCATCATCAATATGTGTAGGTGGATGATCGTTTGTGAATGCATATACTTCAAAAGGTATTTGTACTTTCTTACAGAACCACATCAAATTGTATAGTTGCTTTATAGTATCAAGCATTACATGACTCATTGACCCAGACCAATCAAGTATGAATACTAATCCATGATTCTTACCATCAGGTAGTGTTGTAACTTTTTTGAATAGATCTTCATTATATTTGAATGTATGAAGTTTACTACAGTCCAATACACCTGTTTTAGAAACTGCAGAACGAGCATATGCATCAGCACTCTTTTTCATTTCAAATTCTTTCACAAGATAGTTAACTTCTTTCTTTGCAGATGATTTAAAATCTTGATAGTCTGAATCTATTTCGTCAAAATTTTGCATTTTTGATCTAGAAAATCCATACAATCTTTCGTATTGTTTTTCTGCTTCTTCATCATATGTCCAATGCTCTTCACATTCGACTTGTATTCTTTCGTTGCGAATAATAATCTTTTCTAAATCTACCTTTGGTATTTCAACATAAACATTTTCAGCAGTTCCTTCATCAGTCAAATCTTGAATGTTTTGTTCTAATGAACCAACAGTTCTAATATCAATGTCCATATCATTACTATGAACTCCACCAGTTGTTGGTGCTTGTTTTATCTCAGAGTCTTCTGATTGATTTCTTGACTCTGATTCTTCTGAATCATCTTCATCTGAAGAATCACTTTCTGATCTAGTTTGATACTCTTGATCATCGTTTGCTTTAGAATCACTTTGTTCTGAAGAACCATCACCAGATGGAAGTTTTACATCAATACTCAGTTCACCTTTCGATATCTCTTCTTTATTTTTCATCCATTCCAAATCAACACCCTGAACCAATTTAGATGCTTCTAAAACTTCATCAAAAGTTTCACATGCATTTACTTTATCTACTATCTCTTGCTCTTGATCTGTAAACTGAATATCAACAAAAAGACCAATTTTAAATTGTAAGTTTATTCTATCAGCAAAACTCAACTCAGCAAGTTCTTCATCAACAACAGAAAAGAAGTCTTCATCATTTAACTCCTGATATCCATGATAAAATGTTTTAGGAAGTCCTGCATATTTACGCTTCATTAACTTCTCAATACGCACATCTTCTACAATGTTTACAATAGATGGATGAACTTTATGCTCTAATAACCAATTGATGTCAGGAGTGAATAATGCATGTCCAACCTCATGAGCAACTAACATATCATATACCGTGTTAGATGCTCTATCCCACATCGGAAGTGTTAGTACTCTGGTA